TAAGAACCCCTTAGCCGTCAGTCTCGCGACGATGGATGCCGCGTTTTAACACGCGCTTTGTGAAGTGGCAAGCTAGTAACCCGTTGTGGCGTTGCGGCCTTGTTCCTCGTGGTAGTCGTCATCGTCGTTGTAGGCTTGCGGCTCCACGTAAGTCAGGCATAGCAGCCCAAATGCGTCGGCGGAATGTGAGTTCTCATCATGGTTCGGCCCAAGTCCGATGTTGCGCTTTTCGTCGCGCTTTTCGTGATAGGCGCGCAAAGCCTTGATGCCGCCTGCGCATTTTTTGGCGTCAAACCAAATGCGGGGGAAGTGCTCTCGCACCTTTTCAACGCGCATCATCGCAGCGCCCTTACCTTGGTTCGGGATCACATCGACCTGATAGCCGGCATCACGGAATGCCGACCTGTAAGACACGTCGAACACTCGATCGTTCGTATCGCCATCATGGGGCAGCACGATGATTGTTCGATCCGGTGTGTAGTTGTTCCGTCGCAGCCATTCGAGATGCGCAGCGATGGGCTGGCCTTGAACCTCGTAGTGATTGACGCAACGGATCGTCAGTCCAACGAATTGCGCCGCCCAGAACACGAAGTTATCCGCCTTTGCGCCAGTCCCGCCGATGTCGCACACCATGCGGATGACTAGGTGTGGATCTTCTGGCACAATGGTCAACCGACCTTCAGTCTCGGCCCTGCGAATGTGCGTGGTGAAGTACGCGCCCTCAAAGTGGGTCTTGTACCCGCCTTCCCAAACGTGATCGTAATTGTCTGGGCGCTTTTCCAGATCGTCCTGGCGCTCCCGTTCCAGCACGGACGGGAACCACGGATTATCGCGCCAGTTGAGTTCAATGATTTTGACATCGGCGGACGTGTCTTTGCGGAAGCGCTTATCCGTCGCGCTGCCTTCAAGTTCAGGATTCCACGTTACCCATATTTCGGAGTTTTCCTCACGAACCGTCGGGATTAGCTTTTCCCAAGCCGCATCACTGATAGGCTCGGCTTCGTCTGCCCAGCACAACAGGATTTTAGCTTTCGACTTCAGGCTGTTCAGATTGTGCCGCAATCCGATGAACGCATATTCGATGCGCCCGCAGATCGTGCGAATGTACGTTTCGCCAATGTCGAAGTATGCCGCCAGCCAAGGTTCGTCTTGGATCGCAGCCTTGATTTCCGCCATCGAGCTATCGGCAAGGCTGTTTAGATGCTCGCGAACGCAAAGGATAATCCCCGTCCTGCCAGCCTGCGCCCACCGCATGGCATTGACCGCCGTCATCTTGGCAAACGAGCGTGTCTTGGCGCTGCCCCGCCCACCGTATGCACCACGATAGCGCGCAGGCCCGAGGAATACCGGGATTAGCTTAGGCGGGAGGCGAACCGTGACGCTGGTCATTCAGGGCCGGATAGTTTGACTTCGGTTATCGCGGTGAAGGTGCCGGTTATTGCCGCCTTATCGACAAGCAACCCATGCAACTTAGCTTTGCCCATAGAGGCGCTCACAGCGGCGCTAGGTTGCCCTTCCTGTAGTGCGAGTGCCCTTGCCTCTTCAAGCTCGTCAGTGAGGCTCTGAACGGAAACTAGGGCACGTTCAACGGCTATGGCTTGAAGTTCTTGCACCCTTAGGGCGATCTTAGGGGTGGCCAGCATCTTACTGGCCTGCACATTGATACTTGCCGACGCCATGCCTTCGGCGTCATACGCAAGCCGATAAGCCTCCGAGGCGTTACCCGTTGTCAGGTACGCTTGTACAAACGCCTCTTGCTTGGGTGTCAGGTTAGTCGCCATGCCTTGGAATTACCCCTTCCCGCCGTTGTTTGCAAGTGGGGCCAGCCATGCGGGGGATAGCTGGCCCCTTTAACCTAGCCGGGAGCGACTGGGTTAAACCTCTCCGGCAAGTCGCCATTGTGGATCATGTCCATAAGCGCGCTGACAGGCCCTGACACTTCGCGCGAACCGTTTTCATATCGCCGGATTGTGCCAGCGTCTTGAATGCGGAGGACTGTTGCGAGTTGCCGGACTGACAGGCCAGCGGTAAGGCGGATGATTTTGAATTGTTCGGGGGTCATGATGCCAGCACAATTCCGGTTGCAGTAACACGGCGGCGCATGATCGGCTGGTTACGGCTTGCTAGGGTGCAGTTGAATCGCGCAGCAACAAGGCGTCTAGGTGGATGAGGCGTTGCGAACTTTCGATCACAATCCTTTCCCGCCGCCCATCGTGATACGCCACCCAATATTCGCGCTTCACATGATCGATGGGTATGTCTTGCGTTTGGTTAGCCGAGTTCGGCATAGCGGTCGCCCCTCTTGGCATTTGCGGCCCATTCTTCCAGCACACCTACCTTCATCGTTGTGATGTTGGCAAGGCAGCAAGCATCATCCATCATGCGGGGGATAGCTGGCCCAGCCGGTTAACTCACATCTTCGCCGTAGCCGGAGCCGTAGCCGGAGCCGTAGCCGTAGCCGTAGCCGGAGCCGGAGCCGTAGCCGTCGACGTAGCCGTCGACGTAGCCGTCGACGTAGCCGTAGCCGTAGCCGTAGCCGTAGCCGGAGCCGTCGCCGGAGCCGTCGCCGTCGCCGGTTGGCTTATCTCCATAGATCATTTCAGCCATATCAACGCCCCTGCACCTTAACGACGGTCCAAGCCTTTTCTGCCACCGGATCAACCGTGAAAATAGCAGTCACGCCTTCAAGCACGATCTCCGGCAGCACAGCGCTGATCTTGCAATCTTTGGTTGGTCCCTTTTCACCAAGGCCAAACACGCCACCAACGTCCGATGACCAGTAAAGCGCCATCCGTGCGTTTGTCAGTGTGATAGGTCGGGCGCTGGTATCTGTGCAGTATCCAAACACCACGCCGCGCTTGTCAGTGCATACGATCACCGGAATGGCCGCGTGTGACTTGGCTTGCGTCACAGGCGCAACGTCTTGCCCTGCAAACATGGCTGCAATTTGCTTCAACTGTCCGTATGTCAGATCATCGATATTCATGTTCATTCCCCTTTGTTAAAATCGAGTGTTATCCCAGCATCCCGCAACATGAACCGCATAGCCACCTGAGCGGGGCCGGGGACGGTAGTTCCGTCCTTTTCCCAGCGCCCAATTGCTTTGCGGCCAAATGACCCAAGGTTGAGAGCTATTGCAGCTTGGAACTGCGTAAGGCCTAATGCTTTTCGAGCTGCTTTGAATTGCTTTCCAGTCATGCCCCATTGTGTCCCATATGAACACTTTGGCGTCAAGCGTCACTTAACCGGCTGCCAATCGCAAATATCGCCACCGCTTTCACCTTCCGGCCAAGGCTTCCAGCGGTATGTTTTGGGATCGATGCGGCGGATTACAAACCCGTTGCGCAACTTCACGTCTACCAGCTCATGCGGGGGTGTGGTGCCGGTGTTTTTAGGCATCAGCCCAATCCGTTCCCATCGTTTCCGGTATCTTGACTTCGACCGGAATCTTGAACTTCCCCACCAAACGCTTTGCCAATGCAAACGAAGCTGCCTGTCCAGTGTAACTATGATCGCAATCGCCAAAAATAGTTATCCGCTCCACGCCTTGTGGAGGCGTCCAATTCGCCAAAGCGTTAGCGGTTAGCGCTGCCCATATCGGAATGCGAAACCGCTTCGCCGCGCTAATGGCGGTCTCTATCCCTTCGGCAATGCCTAAATTTGCACCAGCTTCAAACAATCGAACCGCACCGCCTTCTGGAAACTGTCCTGGCATAATTGCCCTAGGATCAACCATATCAGCCTTGCCGTTGGGGCCTAAAAACGTTCGGTGAATTGTCCCTGCCTCGCCATTTGCGTCAGACACAAGCGCAATCATCGCGGGATAGTTTGAACCGTCCGGTGCACGGCAAAACGGCACAAACCGCAAGCAACTTGGCATTTTAGCAGGCAACACGCCGCGCCCTGAAAGATACTGCCACGCTAGATCGCCCTCACTTATCGGCTTAGACGCAGCCCATAATTCACGCTTTAGATCGCGGCTCCTAGCCTCATCCAATTTTCTAACAGGCTCAATTTTCACACCGCTAACAATCTCGTCAACCTGCTTTGCGCATTCCCTAAAATCCCATCCTTTGAACTTTTGCAGGAATTGAAAACCATCTCCCGCGCCGCACTGCGAACAAAAAAACGAACCGTTGCCTTTGTCGTTATCCCACCGGAACCTGTCCCGTCCTTCACAAAACGGACAAGGGCCATGCTTGCCGGTCAAAAACCTTTGATCGATGCCGAGCTGCATCAACACGCCACGCCACTTGCCGCGCGCCTTATCCGCCGTTCTCATTTTGCTTTCCTCTTGGCAAAACGGATATCTTTCGCCCTGACAAATGCCAAAACCTCAGGTGTAGCAGGCATCGGCCTAGCCGCTTTCGCCTCACCTATCGGCCATACCCCAAACTTGTCTTTGTAGGCATAGGCCGCCCACCCTGTAGACCTGCCACGGGATTGTGCGATGCCTAAAAGCTGTCCGTAAAAAGCGGCCTTATCCGCCATACTAGGTTTGCGCTTTACCCCTAACTTAACCTCAATCAATTCGCCATCCTCGGTTTCAATATCCGATTGCGCAGTAGGCTCAAACTGACAGACTGGACACTTACGAACCTTCGGAGCCTTCAACGTGTTGCACGATGGACATTCCTTTGGAAGCGGATCTCCCTTTTCCTTTTTCGTCTTATTCTTTTCGCCGCCCTTCAAAAGCTTTTCGTGATTAATGTCAGTGACAAACCCAAGTCGAGAATGATTGTCTGCATGATCTAATATCAAGGCTTCAACCTTTCCCGGCGCTGTCCGCAACGCCCTGCCTACAATCTGCACATGTCGCATTTCCGATTTTGTCGGATTGGCAAGAACAATGCACCGCACGTCGGCATCCACGCCCGTTGTCAAAGTCCCGACATTGACAATTCCAGCAATGGAACCGCGCGACATTTGATCGAAAAGCACCTTACGCTCGATCCTGTCCGTGAAGGCATCGCAATATCCCATCGGAATACCAGCTTCTGCAAATTCAGATTGCAACTTGGCAGCGTGGGCACGGTCTACCGCAAACACTAGCGTCGGTTGCCAGTCTGCAAGTTTTAGCCATGTGCGGACGATATCGGCAACAAGTACCCTGTCCCCCATGACTTCCGATAAATCGCCCTCATGATACTCCCCAGCCTTCGTGCGAACGCCTGATAAGTCTGGATGCGTAGGCGCGTAAACACGAAACGGCGCAAGATAACCTTGATTGATTAAATCCTGCATCCCAACCGGCCTGACTAAATCCTGCCAATCATCCGCCATGCCCTTCGCCCACGGTGTAGCAGATAAACCAATGAACGGAACATTAGGTCGCTTGGACATCCATTCAGCAAGCACCTTAAATCGCAAATGCGCCTCATCGACAATGACCAGATCGACATCGGGGCACCCCCTCTTAGCGAGAGTTTGAACCGAACAAACCTGAACCGGCTGGGCCATGTTACGCAATTCATGATCGCCCTGCATCACGCCAACGCAATCAATCCCTTCCATCGCGAAAGCTTCAACGGTCTGGTCAATCAATGAAAGCGCGGGAACCGTAAACGCGACCGTTCGATCCTTGGATAGAGCGCCATTTACAATTTCAGCCGCAAGGCGTGTCTTACCTGCCCCTGTCGGTAATTGGCAAACCACCCGCTTATTCCCAGCCAGCATAGATTGCCTGATCATCGTCATGGCTAGGGTTTGATGCGGGCGAAGCGGGCGGGATTGAAACCCTGTGTCGAATAACGTGGCCATCACTTACCCCCCTGCACAACGGCAAACGGATTTTCGCCAACGTCATCTGCTAAGCTCTCTATAACAGAACTCATCCCATGGTTTGGACCACCACCACCACCACTACCCGCGCGGGGTTGAATCGCCGTTGCCATTCCGTTGCCATTCCGTTGCAACGTCCGTTCAACAGCCGTTGCCGTTTTACGCGCCATCGCAGAGGCTATTCCTGCCTTCCTTTTTTGCTCAATATTGGCTTGAGCCTTGATAAATTCCGCAGTAATTTCAGGCATCGCAATTACGCCATTTTCGACAATGCAGCCGTCTAGGACTGCAATGCGCAAGGCTTTCCATTTCTGGACAGGCAAGCGAACGTGCTTCGCAATCCACTTATCATCATCAGGGATTGTGCCGCTATTTTCCCACAAAAGCATTTTCAAATAGCAAAGTGCAGAGTGCTCTATGTGATCCAACGTGCTCGCAGCTGCCTTGTGATCCTTGATAAACCACGGCATCCATAACGTTGCTTTAGGGGTGTCATTAGACATTGGCGCACCTCCACGCTTGCAACGCGGGCGCAATTACGCTAAATAATACATCATTCATCGGGCGGTCCTTTCGCCAGTTGATAGGGCGGGGTTGGAGCGTCTTGCCACATTCGCTCACCTCGCCCGCCCTCCATACCTTAAACCATTCTGCTATGCAACTTTCAGCGTTTCGCAAGCGTCGTCATGCAAACCTCGAACGGCAATGTGATCCAGGATGATGCGCTTAGCCTCAATGGCCGTACTTGTTACCCTTCCAAAGAGGCTTACCGCAAGTCTTGCACTCACCCATACGTCACCTCGCACCATTGCGGAAACGTAAGGTAAATAAGTGACCGATCGCGGCGCATAAATTCGGCAAGCATCACTTGGTGCATAGTCCGATGCTCGCGGTATGGAAACCGGCGCGGTGCGGGCTTGCATACGGCGCAACTATCCT